GTTTTGCTTGCGGACTAAACGTACCATTCATATACATTGTTATATAATTCCCGCCAGAAGCATCTGGATAGTATCTGAACTTCCTCAATCCATAGTAATACTTGATAGAATTTACCATAGATACAGAAATGTTTTTCCACATAAATGTAAGATCAACTAACTGTGCAATTACTTCACGTGCGAATACTACCTTAAGTCGTTGGTGTTCTATCACAAAGTTTCTTACATTGATAGGAGTGCTAAGATCCGGTCTGTCACCAGGAAGAACTGACCACTCCTCCCAGATATATGAATTGTTTCCATCTTCATCAGTAAATTTCGGATTAGCCATTTTTCACTCCCTAAATGTCTCTTGTCAGTTCTTCTATTTCCTGGTTGAAAGGATGTAATTTGAAAGCAAGTTCTCTAAGATCATCCTGCCTTGCAGTATCGATCAAACTATAGAAATGATTATATTGGTTTATGACAGTGCCAGTGTTTCTTACGATTCCATCGACATCAGCACCAGAAACAATTGTTCTTCCTTCTGCATCTCTATCACTTATGATAGTAGGTTGAATAACTGTTTCCTGCCGTACCAAACCTGCATTGGATTCTCTATCTACTCTGTTTACAATAACTTCACCTGCTTCAAGAGCTCTCGTTATTTCTTCATTCTCACGTAACTTTTTCCATTCTGATATTACAGCTGCATCAATTCCAGTCTTTCCGAATTCTCTAGATTCGTCTCCTATTTGAGCCATCCTTACTGTATGCTCTTTTCCTTGCATTATCAGAATTTCATTTTGTAATTGTTTTTCTTCTTCAAGTACCTGTTTTCTAGCTTTCTCAGCTCTACTAGCCTGTTCGATTATTCTAGCAGTCACTTCGCCAGCAGATTCTATAGCAGCAGCTCCTATCATCAAACCCTTCGCTTCTACTTCCAAGGCTTTTGCTGCGACTTCTCCTCTAACTCTGATCTGTTCTGCTTGTGCATTGTATCTAATTTCTTCAGAAATAGCAGTTGCTCTTATCACTTGTGCTTCAGCTTTCAAAGCAGTTGCTTGTCCTGCAAATATTGCAGATTGAGCAATATCACTTACTGCTGTTTTAGTAGAAATAAAAGCAGCTGCTTCGTATTTTGCCATTGCAACAAAATTCATACTTGCAGCAGCTGCCAAAGCTCTAGCCTGATATTCAGCAGCAAGTGCGGCCATCTTGGATGCATGAGCTCTAAGGAATTTTGACTGTGTAGTATCTTCTTCAGCCTGCTTTTCTTTCTCCATCGCTTTCGTCAAGAGAAAGTATTTCTTATTAGTTCCTTCCTTTTTCTTGAGATGTGATATATATGAAAAGTTAGTTTTCAATTCAGCTGCTTGCCTCAATTTTTCATAAGCAATGGTTCTTATATATTCTGCTGCCATCTGACTACCCCATCGTATCAGATTAGCAATTGCTGTACTCCATCCTTGATCCTGTGCTGAAAAGAGAATCTCACCAAGTTGGAAAGCATTATCGATATATCCTTGATATTGATCGTCCATTGCATTTATCTTTTCAGTCTCTAAAGCAATGATTCTATCAACTTCACTTCTCTTTATTTTCTCAGTTTCTGCTGCTTCCCATTGAGCGATCAGAACTCTATCTGCTCCCTTTTGTCTATATTCTACTACTTCCTTACTAAGATTTGCTAGCATATAATTGAATGAATCTTCTGTCAACGACATCAATCTAGAATTCATTCGTGCATGAATCCTTTCGATTTCCTTTGCTGTTTTCTCTTCCTCTCTTAGTAGTTTTTTGTTGTCAGCTTCTATTCTCTTCGCCTTTGCGTCAGCTGCTTCTTTATCTATCTGAGCTATACGGAATGCAGTGAATTGCTTTATCTCTGCTTCAGTCGCTCCTTGATCTTTGATCGTTTCTATTTCACTTTGTACACGTAGTTTCCTAGCTTCAAATGTTTTTCCGTCAGCTTCCAATATTGCTATCTGAACTGCACGAGCATTTTGTTCCTTTGTCAGTCTAAGTTCATCATCACGCTTCTTATCGTCAATAGCATATTTTGCCTTCATCTGATCAATCACTGCTTGTGCAAGCTTTACATTATTAGTTTCTTCAAGAACTGTTTTATACGCTTCATTAAGAGCAAATGATCTTAGTGCTTGTTCATTGCCCATCAATTCATGAAGCGTTCTATAAGCACTTTTATGCCCTCGTTCTAATGCAATAGCAGTTCTTTCAACTTCTGCTCTTTTCTTTTCTTCTGCTTCAGCGAATGCAACAGCTTCTTCAGCATAAAAACGTTCAAAAGCTAACGTTCTGTTTCTTTCTATCAATTTGATGGTCTTAGCTCCTCCTTTAGCCTGTTTTATCATGCCATCATATTTGCTCTTCATATCCATCGCACGAATAGTCCATTCTGATTGTGTGAATGCTGTATATTCTTTTTCCAATACTATCCGTAAAGTTTGATAAGCCTGCTCCTGTTTCTTCTTTAGTTTCTGTGCTTCATAAAATCCTTTGGGAACTGGTGGCCCAACAAGTTCACCAGCTTTTTGTGCTGCTTCGTGTTGTTCTTGAAGCTTCTTCAATGCTACTGTCAGTTCATGTGTATAAGCTACTGCTTTGACTAAAGCATCCTGAGCAACAAGAAATTCTTTATACTTTATTATATTAGCTTTGAGTAAAGTATATTGTAACAGGAAGTGTTTTTCTTGCTTTTTACTTTCTTTGTTAGCATCAACTAGTAATATCTTTGCCATCGCTATTCTAGAATTCATATTAGCAGTTTCATCGCCAAATCTTTCCATTTCTTTAGTCGCCATTGCTTTACCAAGTTCAGTAGCACTTTTAGTTGCTTTATCAGATTTAGTAATCCATATTGCTAATGCAGTTGTTGCAGCTATCAAAGCAAGTATCAAGCCAGTCGGACCCAAAGATGCAAGAAGCGCTACGTTAGCTACTATCCATCCTTTGATAGCAACTACAACCAGTCCTATCGATTTAGCCATAGTGAGTATCATTGATGTTATCTTAGCTATTATCGTCATAGCAGCAAGTGCCGCCACTAACTTCCAATTCTCTATCACGAAACTGGTAACTTGGATCGTTACTCTAACTATTGCTTTTATCATTCCAATGATATTTTTAGTGAAAGAAATAACTTTGTCAATATCTATTCTTGATGTAAACTCAGCTAGATTTGTTCCAACTTGTTGTAGCCATTGAATTGCTGCAGGAGCTGTTTGTTTTAGTGCTGTTGTTATAATTTTGAAAGCATTTGCACCAGCTACTCCCCAGCTTTTAAGCATTTTATCTAATTTACCAGTTTTTTTGAAGCTGTCAATGGCATCCGCAAGGATTTTTAGATCTATCTTTACTTGATCAAAGACAGGTTCGGCAATCGTTCCTGTGATCTGTCCCCAAGTATCTTTTAAGTTGGAAACTAAACCCACAAAACCTTTCATCATCTTCTTCATGCCGCCTTCGTATCGTTCTTCCATTATCTTGAACAACATTTCATTCAGTTGTTCCATATCTTTGATAGCACCAGATGATTCGACTTCTAATCCTGCAGCAACCAATTTTCTTTTATCTATTCCAAATTCTTTCAATCTTTCTAGTTCACCAGATTGAGCATCTGCAATAGCTTCAATTGCCTGCATTAACGGTTTTCCCATTATCGCAGCCATATTTCCTATTTGCTTCAAAGTCTTCTGTGCTGTTATACCGTAAGTTTCTAGACGTACAGTTGACTCGATTATCTCTGGTATTTCAAATGGAGTTTCTGCTGCAAATTTCTTTGCCCATATTATCTGTTTTGTCGCACGTTCCTGAGATTTCATAGTTGTCTCAAGAGTTGCTTGATATCTTTCCATCTGAGCATTGTAAGCAATACCAGATTTAATGAGTGCCCCATAAGCAACACCAGCTCCAGTTACAGCTACTCCAACTCCTAAAGCCGCTTTACCAAATGCTTTGAAAGCTCTAGTCCCTGTCTTAGAAACTCCTTCAAGAACTTTGCTAGCTTTATCGATCGCTTTTATGAATATAGCTACATCACGAGTAGCCATTAAGATCGTCTCCTAACATTAGTTGATTTGATTTGATTTCTCATGACACGTGATCTTTGTGTTGACATAAATTCATCGTCCGTCTGTTTCTGTTTTCTCCATATCTGGACTTCTTCATGAATCACTTCTAAAATTCTTACAACCGTTTCATTTTGATCTAGCACTCCACCAGAAGCAGGAAGTGCTAGATCGTTTTTGAACATAGTGCATCTGTTATATAACTTGATTGCCTGTTTGATAGAATAAGGAACATCGTCAAGAATATCTCCATCGGCTAATTCTGGCGGCACATCCAATAAAGAACGTACCGCCGTCCTTATTCCTCTTCTATTTCAACATTCAAGTTATTCATTTCATCTATCGTATTTATCAATTCAGCACCCATCCATGCTGGCAAGCATCTGATGTTTTCTAAAGTAACCGGAAGAAGTTCATCAGTTTCTTCATCAGTAACGTTCTCCCAGCTCTTGATAGAAGAAAGCATCTTTCTTTCGTGATAAAGTCCAATATTGAATCTTGATTCTACAGTACCAGACTTTCTCCCTTTCACTTTAGCTTGCATGTTGTAAACGTCATTTTGTATGTCGTTCACTTCTCCGCTCTGCAGGAATTTTAGCCCTATCCTTATCAACTCGGCGCCTTCATCGTCTTTCTTCATTTCCTGCCCAGTTTCAGGATTTACATAAAAGTCCTGCCAGTTCAGCATATCTTTAGTAGGTTCTTTTCGTCGTAACTTCATTTATATTGTCCTCCATTTATATTATGCTTCTATCCGTAAGAAGCAATGTCGTTTATAAGTTGCATCGAAATGCACTTAGAATCAGTGACATAATACTTGCCAGTAAATTCAACAGTAAATGTCATTTGATCACTGCCACCAGCAACCTCTGGAAGAGCTTCCGAAGTAATAACAGCATTTGGAATATCGATAACAAGCTTATGATTGTAAGCCGACATAAGCTCACCAGTCCAGGTCAATGTCAGATCCAATTGCTGATCACCAATGAAAGCTTCATAGTCATCGTAATTATCGAACTCTTTGTCAAATGCTCCAGTAACCATCAACTCACCTTCTGGAAGTGAATTGATATAATAGCCACCATCTGAAGTGACCTTATCAGTAACCAGATTATTGCCCAATGAAATCGACACTCTCATCATTCTTAGATCAACAGCTTGTGCAGCCCCTGCATAACCTTTTGTTGCATACAACTGTTGAAAGATGAAAGGCTTTCTGCCCCACTCGATTCTATCAGCATCGGATAGAGTCAAAGCACCAGTTCTTCTATGCATTTTGCCTACGCCATCAACAGTTGCTTGAAGAACTCCTCTTGCAGAGTTTTCCAGTGTGAATGTATTTATCTTACATCCAGCAACCTGGAAAGTTGGGTTAACCATATCTCCTCGATCAACTGAAATCGTAAAGCTAGGAAGTACATCAGCAATAGAAAAATCGTGTTGAAACTCAGAACCACCAAGAGGTGTTGTTACTACTTCACCCAAAGCCAATTCCAGTATCTCTCCGATATTCCTAGCGGTCACCCATTGTTCCCAATTGAATTCTTCATCAAAACCGGTGACTACATTCCTATATAAATATCTTGTGCCGTTAGCGGTAGAATCTTCCTCTCCTATTCGAAGAGTATTTGCATTACCGTTATTGACGGCTATCTTTCTTGTAGGACTAATGAATTGGGCATATCCTAATTCTTTGCCTATTCCAGTTAATCCCTTCCACTGCATCCCCATTCAGTTCAGCTCCTTTCTAAGCTTCCTGTCCTATTCTTTTGCAAACAAGCGGTATCGAAATACCATAAACAATATTGTCTGCACTTTGTGGCCATTCCACGACTCCCCAACCTACATCTTCTCCTTCCCCAAATTCTGACGTATAGAACAAACCGCCAAGTTGTTTATTAGCATGCATCACACGTCTCAAACAATCGAAAATGTCTGATGCCTGGATCAATGACTCACGATATCCATCCTCCAATATGTAAGTGTAGATTACCATCATTAAAGTTACTTCATCAGTATATGCTGCTTCAGCGCCTTGAGCTGCAAACGTACCAGGATGTATAGAATCACGAGGCGTTATAAATATCATTGGCATTTCTATCGAAGTTTGCATAGGAGGTATGCTTCCCCAGTCTACAGATTTTACTTCTTCTAGTTCTTTGCCAGTGCCCATATTTGTTTTCACGAGAGTTTCTAGATATTCTATCGCTTCTATTACGAACCCGCCTCTAGCCATATCATCACGTCCCCACTGCAAATTTTCTGAATATCTTTGTCATATCCTTAATGTCTTTCTTTTGTATCAAAATGAATGGTCTTGGTTCTATACCAGGATGTCTAACTTTAGTTGCATATATCGGTTCTCCTGGTAATGGAATTTTTAGTTGTGGAGTACTTCTTGCTGCAATTGTATGTGCCGGTGTGCCATATTGTTGCCAGGCAGCTATCACAAGATTACTTCCCATTTTTAGATCTTGTCGTCTAAGTCTGTATATATTTCCAGGATGTGTTCTAGACATAGAAGACATCCGTAACATTCCAGTGTCCTGCAATATTCTGTCCGAACCTTTTCTTCTAAGTTTTACAGTATTCTTTGCCAATGGCTTCCATTTGTTTGGACGTCCTTCATGTCTGAAGTTATCTCCAAAGCTCCTTATCATTACGACACCACATTGTTTCAAAGCAGGCCTGATATCTCCCATTCGTCGTATAGCTTGCCTGAGATATTTCTGAAGTTCTTTATCATTCACTTCAATTTTGAGAGACATTAACACTTTAGCCATTATTAGTACTCTCTGTTATTGTGAATAATCACGAATTGCATTTAATGACTCCAGGTTGCACCAGGTTGATATCAACGAGTGAATATTATAAATTATATTGATCAGCATGTCTATTACCATCTGGAGTCAATCTGGTGACTCAGTTCTGCACTGTTTTGCCATGTGTTATTCACTTTGTAACTTCTTCAAAGAA